ACTAAAGTCGCATCAGGAACTACAGGACAACGTGGTTCTACTGCTGGTCAGATTAGATTTAATACGACTACAGGATTAGCCGAGTATTATACAGGTTCGGAGTTTAAGGTTATAGATAGTCCACCAACAGTTACAGCAGTATCTCCTTTAGAAGTTGATAGCTCGGCAGGTGGTAATATTACTTTCACTATAACAGGAACTAATTTTCAATCTGGTGCAGTTGCTAAATTTATAGGTAATGATGGAACAGAAATAACTGCATCAACAACTACAGTAACTAACTCAACAACTATTAGTGCTGTTATTGCTAGAAGTTCTTTTGTAGGAGCTAAAGAACCTTACGATGTTAAAGTTATAAATACTTCTGGTTTAGCTGGAATTTTAGATAATCAAATTAATGTTGATGTATCTCCTACTTGGAGTACGGCTTCAGGTTCTTTAGGAAGTTTTCTTGAAGGAACAAGTATTAATACTAATGCTATAGCAACAGATGCAGACGGAGATACTATAAGTTATTCTGAAACAGGCGGAACAGTTTTAACTACTGCTGGACTTACTTTAAATTCTTCTACTGGAGCAATTACTGGTACAGCACCAACAGTTAATGCAGACACAACATATTCATTTACTTTAAGAGCTACTGCAAATTCTAAAACTGCAGACAGAGCTTTTAATATTATTTCTAAAAACTTAAATACAAATGTTACGTTATTTGATGCGTTAAATTTAACTAATGCAAATATGCCAATGCCATCAACAAGTGGTTTAAATGGTTTATCTCCTACTACAGCAGTAACATTTACAAATATAAATAGTTCTTCAGGAACACTAGCTAATGCAATATTTCTTACAGACAAATCTAGACTAGATGGTTATTATAACACAAGTAATATTAAAAATATTGGAACTTCATTTTGGACAATAAGTACTTCAGATACTGTTACTAGAAATACAACAAATAATAATAATTTTTTCGGTGTTTATAGTGGCGGTGGTTCAGATAATGTATGGTTCACTTTAGATGTAGGAAGCAACCCAACATTTAAAATTAGAAGATTAACAGGAAAAGCAATTTGGAGAACAGGTACAGGTTATTTTAAACTTTATGGAAGTAATAATATTACTTCACAAAATAGTTCTAGTTTTACAACATCAAATCTAACAGAATTATTTAGTCTTACTAATCCAGCAAGTGATTGGGATAGTGGTTATTATGCAGGAGATTTTTATAGATATTATATTTTTTATATTTCAACAAGCGGTTCTCCTTATGATTGGGGTTGGAATAGTACAGTTTGGTATGGAGATTATTATTAATTAATAGCAACCTCAAAAAGACCATAAGTCTTTTTCACAACAACAACTAACAAATAAATAATATGACAACACTAACTATACTTATAGTTTTTATCATCGGAGCTTGGCTTGGGTGGAGATATGAAAATCTAATTAATGATTTCATAGAACACTTTAAATCAATAAATAAGAAAGACTTATAATGACACCTTATACATTTGAAGAAGTACAATTTTTAAATCAACCAACTAAAAAGGAAAACAATATGTTCACACCTAAATTTGAAATTCCTTCTTACGATGAAGTTAAAAAGACTTCAGAACAATTCGTAGGACAGGTTCAGAAATTTTGGGCAGATGCTTTCAAAGACTACGCAAAGTCAGTTGAAGCATTTTTTCAAAATAAAAAATAATGACGCCCAAAAAGAAAAAGAGAAATAATAAAGAAAATGAAACTATTACTACAAATCAAATAGATATAATTTTATATGAATTAAGAGATTTAAGAAAAGAAGTTTCAGAGCTTAAATCTTTTATGAATAAATCTAAAGGAACACTAGCTGTATTATTATTTCTTGCAGGTTTGATTGCTACAATAATTACAGCATTAGATTATTTTAAAAAATAAAATATGAAAAACTCATTATATAATAATATTAATAGACGTAAAAAACTTGGCATATCACGTTCTAAAAAGAATTCTACAATAAGCCCAAAAGCTTATTCTAATATGAAGTCTGGTTTTAAAAAATAATGTGTATTTTTAAAACTGTATTTATTTGTTTATTATTAAAAGAATGTAAATGTCAGAAAAATTAAAAGAGTTACATATAGAGTTAACTAAAGTCTTACTTGATAAAGTTAAAGACCCAGAAGTTAAATCTAGTGATTTAAATGTAGCTAGACAATTTTTAAAAGATAATAACATCGAGGCTATACCAGTAGATAATTCACCATTGAAAGCTTTAGTAGATGAAATGCCTTTTACTGTGGAAGAAGATTTAGTCTATGATGGAAAAGATACCCACTAAACTTAAAGATTTTAGAAATTTTTTATATTTAGTTTGGAAACATTTATCATTACCTAAACCAACACCGGTTCAATTTGATATTGCTGATTACATACAATCTAGTGAAAAACGTATAGTAATCAACGCTTTTAGAGGGGTAGGTAAAAGCTGGATTACAAGCGCTTATGTTTGTCATCAGTTATTATTAGACCCACAAAAAAATATATTAGTTGTTTCTGCATCTAAAAATAGAGCAGATGACTTTTCAACATTCACACTTCGTTTAATAAATGAAATAGATATTTTGGCTCATTTAAGACCTCAAGATGACCAAAGACAATCTAAAGTGAGTTTTGACGTAAGACCAGCTAGAGCAAGTCACGCTCCATCTGTTAAATCATTAGGTATAACAGGACAGTTGACTGGCAGTCGAAGCGACCTTGTTATCGCCGATGACGTAGAGTCAGCTAATAACTCGGCAACAATGGGCATGAGAGATAAACTTTCAGAACAGGTTAAAGAGTTTGAAAGTATTATCAAGCCGCAAGGTCGTATAATATTTTTAGGTACAATGCAAAATGAAATGTCATTGTATAATCAACTACCTGCTAGAGGATATAAACAAAGAATTTGGCCAGCTTTATATCCAACAGAAAAACAACTGCAAAGTTTTGGTAGAGCTTTATCACCAATGATTAGGAACACATGGTCTCCTAATATGGTAAACAAACCTACAGACCCATTAAGATTTGATGAAGAAGACTTAAATCAAAGATTATTTTCTTATGGGAAGTCAGGCTTTAATTTACAATTCATGTTGGATAGTTCTTTGTCTGATGAAGACAAATATCCATTAAAATTAAAAGACCTAGTAGTTATGTCTACTAATCCTACAACAGCACCAGAAAAAGTTATATGGGCTAGTTCACCGGAATTAAGACATGAAAATTTACCATGCGTTGGTTTACATAATGATGCTTATTACAGACCAATGCAAATCCAAGGGGACTGGTTAGATTACCATGGAGCAGTAATGGCTATTGACCCTAGCGGTCGTGGTTCTAATGAAACTGCTTATGCAGTAATTAAAATGTTAAATGGTAATTTATATTTAACAGAAGCCGGAGGTTTAATTGGCGGTTATACTGATTTAACTTTACAAACTTTAGCTAACATAGCTAAAAAAGAACAAGTTAAATTAATATTAGTAGAAGAAAACTACGGCGGAGGTATGTTTACTAAACTACTTATTCCATTTGTAGTTAAAACTTATCCTGTAACCATTGAAGAAATTAGAAGTACAATAAGTAAAGAGAAAAGAATTATAGATACTTTAGAGCCTTTAATGCAACAACATAGGCTTATAGTAAACGATAGTGTCATTTTAAAAGACTACAACTCCACAATGGAGATGTATCAAAATGAAAAAGCCTTAAGATACCAATTGTTCTATCAAATGAGCCGTATAGGAAGAGAAAAGGGCTCTTTATCTATTGACGATAGATTAGACGTATTAGCGATGGCTTGTGGTTACTTTATTGAACAAATAGCTAGAGACCAAGAAACAGCAGTAAAACAGCGTAAAAATGAGCTATTTAAGGCTCAATTAGATAGGTTTTTAGACCACCAAGTATTTGATAGAGGAAAACCTAAACAAAATAAGTGGTTTCAATAGTAGGACACTATTGATGGCAGGGGGTTAACACTAGCTTATCCCTATGGGTACTCATTAGGTAACTAAAGGTTATGGTTAGTTATCCAAGGAGTCCTAAAGATTAATAATTATAATTATTATTATTAATAATACCTAGCTTACCTAGGAGAACTAAAGAGTAATATTAGGTCTTAATATTAAGTCTAAAATTTACATATAAAATTTAAATATAAAAAACATACATATATGGATTTAAACCAAGTAATATTTGTCTACAAGATGCTCCAAGAAAAATCAGATTGTGCACATCCTAAACCTTTGGGTAAAGACGTTTTAAAACAGATTAAACCAAAGTTAACACTTGTAGAGAGACCAAAAGAAAAACCAGATTTTAACGGAGATGATTACCTTGAGTTAAGATTGGGTGAACTTTTTGAGCACATGATGATTTTGTCAGAAGTGAAATAATTTGGAAAAAATTTGTGACAACCTCACGCAATATAGGGCGCAAAAAAAACCCCCCTTTGGCCAAATTTCAAAAATAAATTAAAGGCGTGGCGCACATGTATGCACATTTATTTATGAGGCCGGCCTATTGTTATTATTTGGCGCCAAATGTCCGAGGACTTGACAACCTCAACCATTAAAAACACTATTTATTAAATGAAAAAACATTAAAAAAAAATAATCAGCCTTATGTGTGCTCTTATCTGTTTTTTTTTTATTTAAATATTATTAAAAATAATACTTGACATTAGTTGCGCTAGCGTGCTAATTATCAAATCAGTTTAAACAACAAAAAAAAAGAAAGTGAGGAAACATGTCAACACGTGCTGTTTATTCATTTAAAGATGAATATAATAATACAACGCATGTATATAAACACCACGACGGCTACCCAACAGGAGGCCTTGAGTTTATCGCAAAGGCAACAATTTACGCTTGGCAGTTGCCTAGATTTGAGGCTGATGAGTTCGGAGCCGCTTTTATTAGAGCTAATAAAGATGAGGCCGGAGGCGTGCGCTTAACTGAACACTTTGAGCGCCATGGAGACCTAGAATATAGGTACCTAATAACGCCTATGAATAAGACTTTATATATAGAAATATATAAAAGACAGTACGGAGAAGATTTTAAAAACATTGACGCCGGAAAGCTTGAAAGCCTGTGCCTTAAATACAGCGTTAACTTAAAAGAGGTTAATCAGTTAAAAATGGCTTATTTGAAAGCACAGGAGCAAAAAGAAATAGAAATAAACAGGCTATTTCTTGAGCGCTCAAAATTAGCGGTTGTTAATAACTAATAAAAAAAATTAATTATTTTGCTACGCTAGCGTTGACAAGCCTTTAAATTAGTGTTAACGCTAGCGTATTAAATAAATAACAAATAAAAGTGAGGTGTTATTATGTTAAAAGATGTTGCTTTAATTGTAGACACAGTTAATGCCAAAGTATTAAGAGACATTGAAAGCGGAAACGGAAACTTTATTATGTCATGGACTTCAAAAAGCTTTCAAAATTTAGAGGGACATTATTACAGCGGCTTTAATGTTCTATGGCTCCATTGTCAGCCATTTAACCGCAAAATATATGGCACATTTTTACAATGGAAAGCCAAAGGCCTTAAAGTTAAGGCCGGCTCAACAGCCGTTAAGCTTTTATTATATAAGCCTGTAGTTAAAACTGAAATAAAAAAAGACGGCACACAGGATACAAGCTTTTTTAATCTATTGAAGACTTTTTGCGTCTTTAATATTGAACAGATTGAAGGCGATATTAGTAAATGGGACGGCGTAGACACTCAAAAAAATTTGGTATTTG